GTTACATATCTCGGGGCGTTGCCCCATTTGGAGAAGAAGAATCTCCTCAGGGATAAGTTTACGCCCGAAGAAGCCCACGCCCACCTGAACTTACCCGTTCTTGGTGACCTATTTGAGAGGTGCACAAACTGGATCCCTAAGCATGAGAATGGTCTGGGTAACGCTGGACCGTCGCTCGCGGCTTTCGGCGTGCACAGAAAACAGGGGATTGGGCCCCAGATGGAGAAGTTGTGCCGATGGGTGTTTGAACGGTTTTGCTCTGGGAAGTGTACCGAGGAAGACCTCCCTATTTTGTTCTCTAGGATTGCTGCGAGATCTAAGTTAAGATTCGAAGCCGAGTATAGGGAGCGAAAAGAGGGGGGTAAGCCGCTCGGGCGCGCCGTTATTTCCCTTGACGGACTGGAGCAGTATCTGTGGGTGCCGCTAACTGAGGGGCTCGACGAGTTCTTCTCTCTCCTCCCGGGAGATAGCGGTTGTCCTTTGAAACATAAGCTCGTAAGGAGTTCAAGCGATTGGGCGAAGCTTGGGAAGAGGGTGGCTGAATCCAAGGTGACGGTGGTCTGGGATTACGGGCAATACGATACCAAGCGCCCTTCCGAGGATTTGGCTTTTAGCGTAGATGTGATACTCTGCTGCTATACTGCCACGAACCAGAGGAGCCTTATGGCTAAGAAGTTCTTTAGGGCGATTGCGGTCAGGGCCCTGTGCGAGGTCACCCTCCTGACGGAAGGGGGAGAATGTGCCAGGGTCAGGGACGGGACGCCCTCTGGGACCGCTCTTACGTCTATCTCGAACACGATCATGAATGCTCTGTATATAACGGACTGTCTTAAATCTCTCCGCTTGTACACCCGGGGCGTCTATAGGACATGTTGCGGGGACGACTCTTTAATTGAGTTCCATAAGCGGGTGCCTCGGGACCCTGAACTGATCAGGGAGTATATGAACCGCGAATGGAACGCCGGCATAAGAGAAGAGACCTGGTCTGTGTGCAGGGGGGAGAAAACAGTTAGCTGGGAACAGGCTGTTTTCGAGCCCGGGGTTGATCTAACTAAGGGGACGTCTAAATTACTCGCCCTGGCTAAGTGGGTGAGGATCGTGGGCGAACTACGGGTGGACAATCCGGGTGGCCTCTCTCACAGGACGAGGTATAACTTCGTGGATAGGCCTAGCTTTTTGGGGTGCTTCTGGGATTCCGATTATATGCCTATCAGGCCAGCTGGTGTGACGAGAGAGAAGCTGCTATTTCCTGAGGGCATCTGCCGGTCCCCTTCGGATTACATCGGGAGATGCATGAGCATGATCGTGGATAACCCTTTTAATTCGAACGCCGTGAACCAAATGTACCAGCGGATCATGATGGCCTCTCAAGTTATGCTGTACGCCGTGCCTATTAGTTATTCTATCATGGGGAGGATGGTACAGATGAAGGTCGAGGATCGCCACTCGGAATGTCTGCTGCCGGGGGTCGGAATGTGGCGAAGGTTGAGCGAGTGGGTCGATCTCGAGAAGGAGGAGTCCACTTTTAATATCTTCTCCAGCCTCAAAGCTTTCCATGGGAAGTGCGTGGCGTTACATCTTCGAGACGGGAAGGGAGGGGTCGAGCAATGGGTGCTTCAGAAGGTGCTGGCGGGGAAGAGGGAGGTGCCGGAGAGCCACTGGGGATACGCGGTGCGCGACCTGATTGAGCGGGTTTCCAGGTTCAAGGGCTGTTTGGCGACCAAGCTGCTGCGCAATC